TCATCCATATGCTTGGATTTTGCTGTACTCTTTTTCGTGTTTACCGGAGTGTCCTTACGTGTATTCTTCGACCCATCCCGATTAAACGTCTTCGGTTTCGTACCTGTCGTTATCCTAGGAGTACGCTCCTTCGAACGGCTGTAAACTTCCCCTTTTGATTCCGCACTTGCCTTACGCGCGTTCCTGTTCGATATAATATCTTTAGTAGACATCTTCGGGGCGTTCGGGTTCTTTTTGTATGCAGGCAGTGCCTTCTGTGCCTGAGTCGGTTCGTGGTGCCATTCACCTGATTTACTAGCGGCTCCTGGCTTACTAGAGGAAGTGATAGCATGATTCTTCGCTGCGGAAATAGCCGATGGTTTCGCAGGAGCCATAGCCTTGGGGGTATGTGGTCCCCCGGCGTTCATCTTGACTTGGCCCTTACCAAGGGCCTTCTTAACGGGAGTAGGGTTACGAAGGTGCTGGACCTCTTCTTCTATGGCCCCTCCTGCCCTCTTAGCGAGTCGGGATGCACCACTACCGAGTGCCTTAGCCGCACCGCCTACAGCCCCTTCTACGGCCTCCGCTGCCTTGCCTCCGGGGATAGACCAGGGTCCTGAAGCCATTCTGCTTTGCAGAAGGTCCTTACCCATAGCACGGGCTTCTCCGCCCCATCCTAATTTCTTTGATATCTTACCAGCGGTAGAACTGCCGACAGAGGCATTCTGCCGTTGGCGCGTGTAATACGCCTCCTTACGGGCCTTAGGGTCCTTAATATCTTGTACTGCTTCTTCGTCTGCTGAACGTGCCATGATATGCCCCTAACTTGGTTGTGCAAAAACGAGTAAGTTCACTGTACCAGTAACGGTGCCTGCGCTTAGTGCGCGTACTGCCACAAGTGGCGCGTTCACATAGAGAGCACTCGTTCCAACACCAAGAGTCATAGGATTAGACCAAACGAACGCATCTCCACCACCAGACTCTGTTGAAGGAGCGGGTAGTTCAAACCAGTAGCCTCCGTTCCCCGGTTCATTGTATGCTGTCGCAACATCAATCGTACCAAAAACCGTGATAGCGTAACCCGTACCTACACCAGTGAGCTGAAACACCCACTTCGTCCAGCGAGCACACTCACGCAGTCCACCTAATAGATCTCCGCCATTGATTACAGGAGCCATGAGGGAGCCTGTATCTTGTCCAGCAGCAGTGAAGGTAAAAACTGACTTACCAGCTCTGTTACCTACTGAAACAATATTACTTCCCATGATGGTAGCTCAGAGAATCTCAGAGTTGATCTGAAACCCTCTCGGCAGAGTTGCAGGGAGGAAACGGTGATTATCAACAGGCACGCCGTAGAGGTTCAATCCCATAAAAGCAGCCGCTGTCACTATACCACTACTCGTTGTGAATGAGAGGATGGAGTTGATAGGCCAAATTGCATCGAAGTTCGCGTTAGCAAAGATCGACCCTACTAACCCACCATTTAGAGCAGAGAAAGTTGGTAGAATAATATCAACAGGAAAAAGAGAGTCTCCAGCAATGGCTGTAGCAGAAGGTTCGATACCTTGACTCGTCTGGTCACTAATCGGCTGAGGAGGTAGAGCACCGCCACCAACTCCAGCGACAAAGGCAGGCCCTCCTGCTGTGATCGTACCGCCTCCAGGGGCACTCGTTGTTGAGACCGTGTAGGTAGGTACAACGGGAAGATACGTGAGAGGCTGCATAACAACTTCTGCACCTAACGAATTTGCGATATAGGAGACATTAAACCGAGGGTCTTGATTCAGTTCATTTGCTATGAACGCTGCTAACTGAGCCAAAGTGGGATAACGAGAAGTAACAGTGTAGCGGTAGGTATAAATGGTAGAGGTAACCCAGTCCTCTAACATTATTGTGATCTTATCTCCGCCGAACCCATTTGCTCCGGCCTCGACGAACACGCCTGCAAGGTCAAAGTATCCATAAGAGGTATAATTAGCAGGTTCAACTGCTACATATCCACTATAGATATTCACTGAGAAGGCTAGTCCAGGTGCAAGGGGAGGGGTTATGGCATAAGAAAGATGAGTGAATTTGTAGTTCAACCCTAAGATCTGATTTGTGAGGATAGTGAGGGGAGCCCATGCGCTGTATAAGAGCGCCTGAAAGTTACCCTCTTTAGCCTTTATCTGCTTCGGCATGGCTAAGCACCACCAGACCCGACAATACCGCGCCAATCGACGGCACCCATAGAGACACGGATCTTGGCTTCGTGAACGAGGTTTTGGTTCGTTTGGTCGATATATGAACGCTGTTTGTTGTACTTCAGTGCAGCGAACATTGAGTGAGCATCCCGACCAAGTTTACCCTTGCCAGCAGTGACCCACCATGGGAAGGGTCCAGGACCTTGTGCAGGGGTAAGATACTGTACAGCAATAGGTGTAACAGCGTTGTACACGACGTTTGGTCTATTTTGATCTGTGGACGGATAGAAGTACGCTTGGAGTACCTCAACAACCGTTTGGTGAAGTCCTGGCGGGTAGATGATATCCTTCGGGATGTACCGGATCAGTTTGCCACGGTCATCTTTGATCAGATTGAATTGGATAATGACGGCCTGTAGGCTCTCCACAGTCAGGGCAACGTCCCCGAGAAAGTTCGAAACAGTTACACCGGGAAGACCCGTCAAGGGATGCACATCGGAGATAAGGGGTTGGCCGTCCGCAAGATTGTAACCACCTTCCGCCCATGAAAGGAAGGATAGGTTTAGGATGTTCCAAAACAAGTACTCCTGCGTTTGATCAACGCTGTAGCGAAGCATCTTCGGGAACTCTTTGAAGATACTTTGAGGATCTTCGAGTTGTGCGTCATCCGAGATGATGTATCGGAGGCCGAAGTTCTGCCAAAAGAAGGTCGAAGTGAGGCCAGGGCCTGCGGAGTCAAGTGGAGCTTGAGTTGCTTCGCCCATTTGGGAGAGGAGGCCGAACGGAACGATAGAATGTTGAGAAAAGAACCGGCGTCTCATATCGTAGTCGGGCGTGTTGAAAACTTCAGGCCATCTGAGGGGGATCTCAAGACCGGACTTGGTGTAGATCTTCTCGAGGATCTTGGTAGCAGCCTCGAGGAAGGTATTAGTGAGATGAATCGAAGGCATTTGATTAACCCCCCTGGACTATCGCAAGAGCTGCTGCATTGAACACGACTTTGACCCTAGCTGCCAGGAGACCTCGGGGGTTCGCTTGGTACTGTCCGTTTACAATAGCCTCGTTGACAGAGTTATCAACATCTTGGATAACTGCTACAAGGTTCGTGAGGGTAGGATCAACGATATAGAACCCAGTGACAGGATCTTTGTTAATTCCAACTGGGGTACCATATGTAGCTTGCGAAGTACCTCCTTGTTGCCAACCCACTGTCGGAGGAAGATTCATCGTCACTTCCGCCGGAGGACCGAAGGTAAGAATAGGAAGTTCTCCAGGTTGAGCCGAGAAGAGCCCACTTCCGACATTTGAGGCACCGAAGACGTACTCTGCCCCCATTGTCCCTGGTCCGGTAGGGAAGCCGTGCCAAGTTTGAACAGACGCACATATTGCCATCCCCACTATTCCAATAGCAGTGTTTACAGGAGCAGGTTGCACAGAGCCAGGAGAAGCAAGAGCAGAACCACCAACGAGAGTCGCACCGGAAACAGCTACTTCACCTGTAGCGGAGGTCGTCGTTAATGCAAGCGTGATCGCGTTCCCGCCAACTCCAGGCGTATTAGCGTTAATAATAACGAGGTTACCGTCAAGATACGCTGTAACAAGGTTAACAAGTGAGTTAGCATTGATACTTACTTCCAGAGCATGAAGAAGTTCGTAGATGTTACCTGTAGGTGTAACGGTAAGGGTGACCGGAGGAGCTGCACCAATCGTATAGGTGATCGTGTCACCAGGTACAAAATTAGCCGCGAGAAGGAAGAAACCTCTTGCGCGTGTGCCCGTGGCGAACCAGACGATATCTCCCTCATAGACCGGAGCTAGGTAGGGGAGATAGATCGGTGAAGGGGAAATGGCTGTAGTCGGAAGGTTCACTACAGGCCGTTGGGTCGCCACCGTTATAGGCATAAAAAATATCCTCAAACTGGTCTTAGCAGTTCAAGGATACTCCTTCAAAAAACGAGTGTCAAGTTTGCGTAAACTTGCAACTACTCCCGAGTCAGGCTCTTGTCCATCTCAGTACGAACGGCCCCGCTGTCGATGTTGTCTTGGCCGACAACCCTAGCCATACCGTCTTCGAGTGCTTGATACCCGATGTTGTTCTGACTGTTCAGGAGTCCCTCGAAGGCCCGTGAGTGATAGAGTTCCTTAACGGCCAGGGGGTTCACTTCGCAGAGAACCAAGTCACCCACTTGAACTTGTTCTTTTCCTGCGACCTCCTTGAAATCAATCGGTAGTTCGGTATCTTCTCGTATTTCATGCTTCTCAACACGGCGATACTTGCGAGATCTAATCCTGGCTCGCATGAATGGATCCTTAATAGACGCCCATACATATTTACATCCTTTAAGAGGTTCTCTCATATAAAGCTCAGGCTTAGCAAACAAAGGCTCGTTGTTCCGATGCAAATAGCCGTGATCAATGAGGGCAAGAGTCTCTGCGAGGCTACGCTGACCATTAAGACCCATATTAGGCACAGCAGCCATAATATGAGGATCAACCTCCACCCTGTTTTGGACAACGTCGGTATCATAACGTTCTTTCTCAAACCCTTCATAGGCTTGGATAGACTCAAGCTCTTGCTGAAGCATCTCATCCTTGAAGCTCTTCTCGTGCTTACTCTCTTTAGGCATGTTACCATTCTCCTTTTATAGTATTCTCAACTTCAGTCCACTCACCGAGAGAGTCATCCCAATCATCTTCTGTAACTGCCTGATCTACGTGCAGGCTTAGATTATGGAAGTTCTTACCTATCTTAATCTCTAGAAGATTACAAGGCATAGGAACTTGCATATCTGGACGAAAAATACCCGTTAAGTCTCTACATTGTCTTTCAAGGTATTCATCTATACGCTCCTCAGCCATTACTCAGTTCCTCCGAAGATATCTTCTAGGTCTTTTTTATCTAATCCGGCTTCTTTCGCCATTTCTATGGCTGCTTGTTGGTCTTTACTAAGTTTGGGCTTCTTGCCGGGGGTGCGTTGAGCGCCTGAAGTGCCTGAATCATAACCCGTAGAGTACTTCGGGGGCTCATTTCCTCTTGTGTTACGGGTTTTCCTTGCCACTTTACCCGCCGCCATGTCTGTAGCACCTTCAAGTGCCTCCATTAGCTGCTTATGACTCATGTTACCGAGGATATCATCGGTAGCTGTTGAGAAGATAGCATCAAACTCCTTGCGTTCAGAGGGAGTCATCGGCGTATCATCAACAAACTTTGAGATAGCATACCGTGCAGCCTGTGCTGCTACGGGTATAGTCTGGGCCTTCGCTGCTGTTTGGCCTGCTTGGAACGCTCGTTCAGATGCAAAAGAGATAGCCTTCGCTATCGAACCCGTTCTCAGCATCTCTTCTTCAACTTCTTGTTCAAAAGATTTGCCACCAGAAGGGGCAGCAGGCAGCGCAGGGCCAGGGACAGGACGGCTCTTTAGCCCTTGGAGTTCCTTTTTTAGGTCCTCCATCTCCTCGCGTTGCTTCTCGTAGGCTGCCTTATCAAACTTGAAGCCGTCGATATCATCGACTTCTTCCTTCTTTTCTACTTTTTCAACAGGTTCAGGGTCGAACATATCATCAAGGGTGATCTCGTCGTCATCATCAGCCATTGTCTAGTCCTCCAACCATTCTGGGATTTCTACTCCATTTTTACGATATAGTGCCTTGAAAGAGTCCATAACCTTCTGCCGGTACATGATATACCCTACTCTGGTCTCTGTGGGTAGTCCTGTATTATTTAAGAGTGAGTCTTTAGCGTTTCTAAGATTCTCTTTGAAAAGAGTCTTTATAGCCCAATCCCATATCTGTGATTCGAGAAGAGCTGTTATATCCTCTTCAATTTCAATTTCCTTTGCTGTTTTTGCACTACTCTCTCTATTGATCATCGGATTCATCTTTATTTCCATCTTCTTCACCTTGTGCTTGTTGTCCGGCTCCTAAGAGTCCCGCTGCTACTTGTGCTCCACCCTGTCCGGGCTGTGCTACTCGTCCTACCTTGGAGTGTTCGATGATATGCGAAGCCATCTGTTCTTTCTGTTGCTTCTCTTGTGCGATCTGCCGCATCTGTTGTTGTTGTTTCGCGTCGTCGAGAGTACCGATAAACTGTGTGATCTCCGGGTAGTCGAACTTCTCAATCACGTTTCTCGTTACGTTATACAGATTACCCATATTTCCCTGCACGAGAGGACTGGGTGTGAGAAGCTGATAAAGAGCCATGGCATCCTGCCGACTGTTCTCTTTATCAAGAGGCCCTCCAGATCCCGCGATACCGAGATTATAGTTAAGAGCTAGGATCTCACGGGGGACTTGTACCTCAGTATTGCCCTCACTGGAGGATTGTAACATATTCATTTGGTCTTTGCCGTACTTTACATAAAGCAGATGGGTATACTTAAAAACCTTCTGCATCCACTTACGAATCTTTGTAATCATCCGGTTCGTCTGCATGCCCTGAAGGGCCTGTTGTTGGGAGGCTGCCTTCGCCGTCTGCTTACCACCTCCGCCTGCTCCAGCAGGAGGCATGGCAGGAGCAGCGGGAGCACCGATGCTCCGGTCTGCAAGCGCAACAAGAGCCTGCTCCTCCGCAAAGAGAGCCTGTGGAGGTTCTCCAAGCTGAATGAACCCTACATCAGTCGGTGTCTCAACGCGCATACGAGCACCAGGCCCCAACCGATGAGACTCATTCTCTCCGAGATCCTTGTAGCCTGGAGTCGTGTAAAAGGTAGGGTTACTTGCGATATCTAACCAATCCAGTCTCGCATTTCTTTGTGCAGAAGCTTCCTCCTGTACAGGTCCCACCACATCAGGGACGGAGAACCCATAAAACCTGTTGGGACGTGGCATAACAGAGATAGGGAAATAAGGTCTTCCTCCCTCATACTCGAAAGGGGCGAAACCGGCCATAAGGCGAGACATGTCATGGACCCAAATATAATTTTCCTCACAGACTCCATCTCCATCCATATCAAACTGCCTGGTTAAGATCTGCCACATCTCGACGGGTCCTCGTGCTACATGCATACCGTCAGGCATAGGAATAGCATAATCACCAATGGTAAGCTTCCCGCCAATAGTATAAGTAGCATTTCCCTGCCTATCCCATGGCCTTTCATCTTGTCCTGCTGCTGTGCATGCCATGATACGCTCTACCATTTCAGCGGAAAATACCCCGGACTCGACCATCGAATACATATCCCTTTCTGACATGTATCTTTTACGCGCAACTCCGTCTGCCACTTCAATACTAGGAGCATAATTAGGGAAAAGAATAAAATCGCGCAACTCAACCGGGTTGTATCTGACAGCATCCCATTCTACCTTATTTACTCTTTGCTTTTGCTTCTTGATTATGGCTTGTCCAAATTGATCAACTTTCGGATTCCCGGTTTCATCAAGTACCGGCCCATCGACAAGCTGCACCGTTTCTGAGACTTTCTTTTCCCATAAGCATTCGAGTATAGCAGTGCCATCTCTAGCGGCGAGTTGAATACAAGTATCATATGCCTCATACCAATCGTTGTTTTCATACTCTGAGTTATAGAACTGCTCAACTATATGAGCATACTGTGTAGAAATAGAATCTTTTCCCGCTACCGTGTATGGCCTTGGCACAAGGGCAGAACCAGAAAGTCGTGAGGTCATTTCCCCAACGGCGATGAAGACTACAGGTACAGTGATATTTGCACAGTTCTCCCATGGCGGGTTCGCCCTTTCTCCCTGCATCTCATAGAGGGAGTTACCATAGTCGAGGGATACGTCTAGAGCCCACCTGTTACCGAGGTTCAAGTCGATCAACTGCATAGCAGAGATGCCGACTGCCGTCCAAGTAGCGTCGTCTAAATGAGGAACCGGACGCATATTGAGCGCGTCCGGTTGGTGCTGAACACTATGCTTATTTGGCATGACTACACCATATCAGTAATTGTAGTGCTCTTCAACGGAGATGTTACCGGAGCCTCCTGCTCCTCCCGTTTGTCCGCCTGTTCCCGCAGTACCTGCAGTGCCCGCTGCACCTACTGCATAGGCATAGGTGGCTAGGGGAGCGTCTATAATTACTTGAGCACAGCCTCCTGCTGCTCCGCCATTGCTGCTTGAACTACCTCCGGTTGTTCCGCCGCCACCACTGCCTGAGTTAGTAGCCGCAGATCCTCCCGCAACGGATGACCCGTTACCCGACGTAGTACCAGCTCCCCCTACACAGGAATTTCCGCCCATACCTCCAGCTCCTGTAGGTGACATGCCCCCCTGGCCTCCACTTACTGCTACCTCTATAAGGGGTCCAGCAGCTACCGTTGCAGTACCTCCAGCAGGTTGCGTCCCAGTGTTGTTGCCTCCTACCCCACCTGTGTCAGTTATAAGAGCTGTTCCAAAGGTAGTAGTTCCTCCAGTACCGCCTGTGCCAGGAGTCGTGCCTGATCCTCCACCGCCGCCGCCTCCTCCAACGGTGTAGAGTTTAATCCACTTCACACCTGCTGGAGTCGTGTACGTACCCGTTCCTGAAGTAAACCGCTGTACCGTAGGAGCAGTAGCCGTAACAGGGTTAGTGACGGTGATATTTGGAGTTGTTCCTCCAGAAGAAGCTGCTCCACCTGAAGCAGTAACAGAAGTTACACTTCCACATGCTGCACCAGAACTTGTAAGTATCCCTCCTGTACCGGACTGAACACACTGTCCTGAAGTTAATGCCAATGCGTAAAGATTATTTCCTGCGACGTATCCTCCGCCTCCAGCTAGTATATCGGCACCCCCTGTTGTTTGTATCGTCCCAGATGAAGTTATAAAACCTGCCGACACTGTCCCTGTTGTTAGATTTGCTGAAGTAACTGTACCTGTGAATGTAGGGGTCTCATTAGGGGTAAGAACGACTGCTCCAGTAGTCGGAGCAGCCACAAGAAGAGCGTTGGCTGAAGTGACAGAGGTTACTCCACTACCGGCAACTCCACAGGCTCCAGCAGTAGCTGTAAGTATGCCTGCTGCTCCTAATTGAACACAGTCTCCTGAGCTGCCTGAGAGTCCCCCATCGGTTATGCTAGTAGTTGATGCAATGGAACCGGGTGCTATGAAGGTAGATGGTATGGAAAGTACCGGAGTAGTCGTAGGATTAGTCGATGTAATCTGGTTAGCCGTGCCTGTTACTGACGTTACCGTGCCGCTCCCCGTTCCGCAAGTAGGGCAAGTGATATTCGGAGTAGTTCCTCCAGAGCTAACGATTACACCAGATCCAGTGACTGCCGTAACAGTTCCCGTACCACAAGCTGCTGCCGCGTTCTGAATAACTCCGTTTGTGCCTGCTTGAAGACAGCGACCTGAAGTTAAAGTGCCGGATGCTACAGATCCTGTTGTACCAATATTGCCCGTTGTAGGGTCTATAGTGGTGCTTATAGTAGGAGTACCATTATTATTTAACCCAAATTGAAAGTAGGTACCTACAACGCCCTGAACGGTTGTTGTGTTATCACCACCTATGAAGGCTCCAATTCCAGATCCTGCGGAGGTAGTCCAAAAATATGCCTGCTGCTGGTTACATATAGTTCCACAAACAACAACATTACCCGCGCCCCCCGGCCCCGCTGATATAGCATAGCCTCCCCCTGAATTACGTACTTCAGTGGCAACGTCTGAAGTCATTAAGCCCGTGAATATAGGGGTCTCATTAGGGGTAAGAACGACTGCTCCAGTCGTAGGAGCTGCCACAAGAAGGGCGTTGGCTGAAGTAACTGAAGTTACTCCCCCTCCTGCTGCACAAGCTGCTCCAGTGGTAGTCAGAAGACCTCCAGTAGATGCCTGTACACAATTTCCTGAAGTTAAACCCGTAGCTAGTACCGTTGCACCTGAAACTGCTCCAGAGGCAGAGACACTTCCAGCGTTCACTGCTCCTGCCGTCGTTACACTACCCGCTGTAAGTGCCCCGGCAAAGGTAGGAGCAGCGACCGTATTGACAATCGGAGCAGTACTCGTACCTGTTATGGAGATATTGGTCCCGCCGGTGACTGATTGTACGCCTGTAGAAGTTGTAAGGCACGTAGCACAAGAAATATTTGGTGCAGTACCCCCAGAACTCACAATCGGACCTGAAGCAGTCACTGCTGTAACGGTGCCTGAACCAACCCCACAGGCTCCGACAATAGTCATCAACAGACCGCCCGTGGTGGCCTGGACGCAGTTTC